GCCGGGTTGTTGCGCGTGAGGTCGCCGAGCTGTTTGCGATAGCCTCCCTCGTCTTTGTGATTGACGAGGTGGCATTCGTCAATAATCACCAAGTCTATGTGGCCGAGCAAGTCGGCTTTGCTACGCACAGATTGAATGCCAGCAAATGTGATCGGCTCGCCGAGCTGGCGTTTGCCGATGCTGGCGCTGTAGATGCCCATTGGCGCGCCTGGCCAATGCAGGCGCATTTTCTCGGCGTTCTGTTCGATCAGTTCCTTAACGTGCGTCAACATCAGAATGCGCGTCTCGGGCCAGGTCTGGATGGCGTCTTTGCACAGGGCCGCGACAATGTGGCTCTTGCCTGAGCCGGTCGGCAGCACCAGGCATGGGTTACCTTTGTGACCGGTGTCGAACCAAGCATAGAGCTGGTCGATGGCGCGTTGTTGGTATTCACGGAGCATTAGCCGACGATCCTCCCGTCAAACTGCTGGCGCAGCTCGGTCAACTGCTCGCTCGGATTCGCGCACGCGGAAGGGTTAGCCAGTATCTCGCGGCTGGTGTAGACATGAGCATCACCCTGGCCATTGGCAACATCTTTGCCGTCAATCACATAGACCGCTGTCCATTCGTCCAACCCATCTTTGCGTTCCCATGGCACCAGATCCGGGTGCAGGGTGTGGCTCTCGCAGGCTGCGCGTTGGAACTCAATCGGGATGCCGTCGGCCTCATGAACCTCACAACGCCAGGTGCTGTCCGGGGTCGCGGTGCTATGCGCGCAGGTGCGGCAGTTAACGTGTTTGGTGAGCTTGGTACTGTGGCAGAACTCGTGGGCATCGCAAAACTTGCATTGATACCAGCTCGGGTCGGTGCTGATCGGTGGTGGCATCCGGTCTGCAAGCGCCAAGTAGTGACCGCGACGAATATACTTTTCGGCGATTTCCTTGTCATATCGCACGCGCTCTGTATAGATTTCATCGTTGTCTTTGCAGACGGCGACATAGAGCGCTCGGTCGATCTTGGTTCCGTGCATATACAGTTGCATCTGTACAAAATGCTCGGGCTTGCTTTTTTCTACGCCATGTTTCTCAAGGTCGTCAAAGCTCTTCTTGCTGTGCGTCTTGAACTCGGCGACATGGCGTTTCTTCGGTGCCTCTGGCACGCCAGATTCAATGATCGCGTCAATGCTCCCGGACACATGAGCGCCAAGATCGACGCGCTGTTGCTTGGGGCCGGTCATACGCAAATCGAGGCCAATGGCGCGCAGGTCCGAGACAATCGTCGCCTCTTCATTCTGACCACGGCGAAAGAGGCGCAACACGCGACCGGGGAATGTCGGCTGCACAGCCCAGCGAAAGGACAGCCACAGCCACCGGTCGCATGGGTGACCCAACTGGCTGCACCCCATATGACCACGCGGCGGCTCGGCCAGCGATTCGTGATGCTTGTCAATCAGCGCCTGTATGCTATTCTCTGCTTCGGGTAACTTCATTTGCCCGCTCCTTGTTTGAGTTGACCATTTCCCCCGGCTAAACACCGGGGGATTTTTTTTACTTCATCCAGGGCGGCGTAGAACCCTTAGCCGTAGCACTAGGTGCTACAGGCTTAGATGCGGCAGGAGCAGCTCCAGAGATAGCGCGGTAACCCTTGACCTCATTGGCCGCATCGTAAGTCTTGCCGGTGCGCTCGTCAGTCCGTGCCGGTCGAATTGCCAACTTGATGTTGACAGCGCCGCCGATCAGTTGATCGGTGTCCTGCACTTTGGACAGGCCAATCGCTCGCATGATCTCGCCCAACTGCTGGCGACCAATCTCCTCGGCCTTCTGGCTCTGGTTCTTGATGTTCAGATTGGCAAACACAACGCGACCCTGATGGCTAGGGCCGGTGATGTCAAGGCGCAGTTTGATGTACTGGCCGGTGCCGTCGTTCGTGTTACGCAACTCGGATTGGCTGATCGTCGCGTTGTACGAACCCTCCGGGATCGGCTCAAAAGAGCTGGTCGATTGCGGCAGTTCAGCCGCGTCAAAAGATTGTGAAAGCAAAGCCATGAATTACTCCTGTTCAATTGAGAAAGATGGGCGACCGGGCTTGGTCGTGATAGCACCAGCCAGAGGGCCGGTGATGGACTCATCAGCGCTTTTCCAAGCGCTCATATTGATCTCCGGCTTCCACCGGAAGAGACTTGAGAGGTGCGCCGTCAAACCGTGTTCAGCGGCCAGCTCCTGCACTTTGTCGGCATCAACCTTGCGGTCGAGGCGGCTAACGATTTTGACGCGGTAACCGGTGGCTCTGACGTTCTCGGTTCCCTCTACGTCGTCACGCACGCCGGCCAACTCACGAATGCGGTCTTCGATGTTTCGGCGGTCGGCAACAGCGTTAGCCTCGGCGGTCTTTGCCATCAGCCACATACTAGAGAGGGACTCGAGGTCGCTCACCGTTTTGATGAAGAGTTCGCGGTCCATCTCAGCCGCCAATCTTCGCAATGATCTCGCCGAGGTCGGGCGCTTCCCAACCAGCCAGCTTGCCAGAGCGATCCTTCGCCAGCCACAAGCCATCGCCATCGCACATCAAAGCGCGTTGCGTGTTTCCCTCGCCATCGCGTTCAATGCGTAAAGCCAGCACCTCATCAAAGAAGTAGGGGAGCGATTGCCCCGTCTTGTTCCCCGGCATTGAGGGCGCATAGAGAATGCGGCCCATCTCGTCCTGCGTCTTCTCCAACTTCGCGCTCATGTAAACATGGCGGTTAGGCAAGTCGCGGAAGGCTCTGATGATGTCCGCCATCTGCTCTTGCATAGCGCCATAGGCTTGGCGCGGGTCTTTGGTCGCCTTCTTCTCGGTGTTCAGCACCACCTCGGCAATCTCGCTGATGGAGTCAAGCGCCACGCTTTTGTAAGCCTTGGCCTCATTGCTCTCGGTCAGCCATTGCCACGCCTCTTTGAGCGTGACCATGCTGTCGATTTCAATGTAGGGAAGGTCGGAGTCTTGCACCGACAACAGGCCACCCTCGGCAGATAGCACAATCGGGCTTGGAAGCGTATCAATCAGCGATGTTTTTCCTGCGCCTGCCTGGCCATAGACCAAGACCTTGACCCCACTAGCGGACAATCCGCCAGTTCGTTTCACACTAATAGCCATCTCTGGCTCCTTTCGTTTGTTGCTGCGCCTTCGGCCAATTCCGTTCGCGCAGGGTTGCGATAATGGAGAGGTCGGCGTAGGATGTCAACACAATTTGTAAAAAAAACCGGAAAGGTCAGCATGACTACAAAGGAAGCCGTTGCCTTCTATGGCGGCGTGAAGAAGCTCGCAGACGCGCTTGGCGTCTGGCCCCAGGTGATCTACGCTTGGGGCGAACGACCGCCAATGTCGCGCCAGTACGAGCTGGAGATCAAGACAAATCACAACCTGAAGGCAGACACGGAGAAAGAGCTTGGCTGACCTGTCCAACATCCTCGGAGGCCCGTGGTCGCCTCCTGCTGAGAAGCACATTGACCCGCCAGAGGTTCAGCTCATTGACTCCATCCGTGCGGCTGGCCTTGAGCCACCGCAAGAGGTGCATCTGGACGGAAAGATTCATAGATTTCGCTCAGGCACCAAAGGCTCACCGGGCCACGGCGATAAGGCAGGCTGGTATCTGGTGTTTGGTGATGGCGTGCCTGCTGGTCGCTTTGGTTGCTGGCGCTCAGGCATTGAGGTCACATGGCGCGCCGAGATTGGGCGCAAGCTCACGCCGACCGAGGAGATGGCTCACGCCAGGCGCATTTCGGAGGCCAAGGCGCTGCGCGACGCAGAACTCCAGCGTCAGCGGGAGGTCGCTGCCAGCACCGTGGAATCGATCTGGTCGTCTGCTCAAGGCGCAAGCCCTGAGCATCCATACCTTCAACGCAAGGGCATCCAGACGCACGGCGCACGGGTAACAGGCGATGGGCGCTTGGTTGTCCCTCTCTACGATGCCGACGGCACAATCTCGAGCCTCCAGTACATCGATCACGATGGCGGAAAGCTCTATCATCCTGGCGGTCAGACCGGCGGCAAATTTTGGCAGTTAGGCTCGCTTGATGAGCCTGGGGTTCTGTATGTGGCGGAAGGGTTTGCGACTGCTGCCACGATCCATGAGACGACCAATCGCCCGGTGGTTGTTGCCTACTCGGCAAGCAATCTAGTGCCCGTGACCGGCATCATGCGCGAGATGCATGGTCAGCACCAGGACTTAGTGATTGTGGCTGACAACGATAAGTCTGGCGTCGGACAGCGTTACGCAGAGCAAGCAGCGGCCAAATTTGGGGCGAGGATTGTCATGCCGCCACTTGAGGGAGACGCTAACGATTATGCTAAAGCTGGACACGACTTGGCCGGTCTTTTGACCCCAAGCAAAGATGGTTGGCTGGTGCCTGTCGATGAGTTCTCAGCCCAGCCTGCGCCCATCTCATGGCTGGTCAAACGCTGGCTCCAGAGCCAGGCGCTCATCATGGTGCATGGCCCATCAGGCGGTGGCAAGACCTTTGTCGTGCTTGATTGGTGCCTGCGAATGGCCAGCGGCACCGTCGATTGGTGCGGCCACAAGGTCAAAGCCGGCAATGTGGTCTACCTGGCCGGCGAAGGCCATCACGGCCTGCGCGGACGCATCGCGGCATGGAAACACCACAACAGCGCCGGCAAGTTGGCCATGTGGCTATCCAAAGATGGCTGCGACCTGAACACACCAGCAGGTTACCTTCAGGTAGTCGAGCAGATTAGGCTAATTAAAGAAAAGCCTGAGGTCATCGTTGTCGATACCCTGCATAGGTTCTTGTCTGGCGATGAGAACTCAGCTCAGGACGCCAAGACTATGCTGGATGCCTGCGGTAACTTAATGCAGGAATTTGATTGCTCTGTTATTTTGGTTCACCATACTGGAGTATCTGAGGAGGCCCAGCACCGCGCCAGAGGATCTAGTGCATGGAGAGGCGCATTAGATATTGAGATTAGTGTGGTGCCGGGTAAAAAGGATGTACCGATGCAATTGGTACAGCGCAAATCTAAGGATGCGGAAATGGCGGCTACTGTTTATTT